TATCCCTGGCTCTTTCCCGACCAGGCATGGACAGTGGTAGGCAAAACCAACGAGGACAAAGATCGTGCTACTATTGCCAACATTACGGGCAATGGTAATGATCTTGTCTGTCTAAATTTGGGTTTTATTGAAGGGAGCGGGTACAATGAAGAAGGTGAATATGCTGGCTATCTGGTTACTGATGGGGTGGATGATGGAGTTGTTAGCAGTTCCTTTACACTTAATAAAGATTGGACGATTGTTGGCAATTGGACAATGTTATCAAATATTCCCTCCAATTGTGGTATAATAAAAGTGTCGTCTATGTTTTTGTATAATTCCCTTGATGGCGTAACTATCTACTTCGCGGGAGGACTCATTAAAATACAAAGTAAATCTATTAATGCCTTTTGTTCGGATGGAAGAATATATCTTAATGACTGGACGGAGATATTGAAACCGGATGCTCAGACAGCATCAGGTGGTAGTAAATCTAGTTTAAATATTGCATCTTACAGTGCTAATTTCACCAAAATGGCGTTTAAAAACCTAGCTATCTACGATGGTAAAAACCTCTCCAAAGACGACTGTATCAAAGCATATAACTACCTCCAATCCCTAAAAGCAAAGTAACATTAAAAATTAATTGGATATGAAATACGCAATTGTAAACATCGTATGGGCAAAGTCCCACGGAATAGAAGTCCTCCCGGAAATGAGGACAAGTGTAGACCAGAGTAAGGTGATCCTTCATGAGGAATACCTTGTACCCTTCGATGATGAAGATTTTCCAAGGTATCAATTTGGTGACTCAGAATTTATCGAATTATTAAACAGCAAGGAATGGGTTTATCAAGATGGTGAAGAACCAAAAATCAACCGAGAATTTAGTAGATTGCTTGCATTGGATGCTTTAGACTTGGAAGCAAATTCAAAGATTAACACTTACAACTTAACTCCTTCAGAGGCATTGCAAGTAAAAGAAAGACACCCCAAATGGAAAATAGGTATAGATGTCGTTAAAGGACACAGATACCAATATGGTGGGGATCTTTGGGAAGTATTGCAAGGTCACAAAACACAGGAAAATTGGAAACCCTCTTTGGAAACAGCCTCCCTTTGGAAACGGGTTGATGAAGAACATGCAGGGACAAAGGATGATCCTATTCCTTATGCGCCCCCAATGGAAATATTCAAGGATAAGTATTATACCCAATCCAAGGTATTATATAAATGTACAAGGGACAGTGGCCAACCATTATCCCATAATTTATCCGATTTAGTAGGAAACTACGTAGAGAAAGCTTAATACCAATCTATGGCATTCTTAGTTAACGATTCGATATGGAAAAAATATAAACATATCGTACAAAACTTCATTGACCAAGATGCGGGGTTACAAGAAGTGATTTGGTTAAAACATATTCAATACCCTTTACCATTTGGTGAAGATGATGATGAAAATAATTATGAAAGAATCCCTCTCCAAGCTCTAATCAATTACAATGCTTTCAGAACATGGCCTTTAAATGTAGGTACACCTTCTGGTGAATTGGATGAGATTAACTGTGCTATGTTAATCTCACAAAAACAGCTTGTAGAAAAAGGGTTCACCAATAATAAAGGATATTGGACATTTGATGCTGCATTAGATAGATTCATCATTAATGGTGAATTATACATCTCAAAAGGTGATACTCAAGTAGCCCAGGCAAAAGATGAACCTATAGTATTTCAAGTATTACTCAGAAGACAAGAAGATGGCACAGATACAACGAATTAAAACTGGTGATACAAATTGGGGGGATGAAGCAACCAAGCTAAACACCAATTTTAACCAGTTAAATCAAAATAAGGTAGAGGCAGTCCCAGGTTCAAGGTTAATCACCGAAGAGGAAGCTCAGAAGTTAAATGATTTACAGAACTTGGAACAACCGAATTTAAACGAAACTGATCCAAGTAGTTTTGCTTATGTAAAGGGCCAAGAAAAAATCCAATTGATTATGAAGGCCCAAGAATTACAGAACCCTCCTATTTCATCAACATTAACCTATCAAGTAAACGGTGAAACTTTCAGTTATAAAATTGGTCAATTTGTAAGGGCAATCGTAGATGGAGAGCCCAAGATTTATCAATTATATAACATTGTAAATGGTTCTGCTGTATGGAAAGAAGTAAACACTGGTTCTGGTGGTGGAGGTGAAGTTTCAGGGTATGCCGAAGGATTCAGTTGGTACGAATTAACTAATCCAGGAGATATTAAGCCAGTAAATGGGATTACCCGGGATTACCCTAAGTAAATCCTTAGTAACATATACTGTTACAGAAAGTGGAATTACTGGTGATACTACAAACATCTACAGCTTAATTGTTTGGGACCCAACTGATGCTACAGATAAAACAGTAACTTACAAAGCTAGTGCTGGATTAACAGTAGAAATCAATGAGGGAGTAATTGCTAATATTACAGCAGAACCTGGTGATTATACGATTACAATTACTACAGTAGATGGGTCTCATACTGCAACATTAAATGTAAAGATTCAACCTTTAGAGCCTGCTAATGTTCCAGTTGAATCCATATCTGTCAGTAAATCAGAGGTAGAGATAGATACAAATAATAGGGGGGGGATTGACGTATCACAGTACATTACAGTTTTTCCTGACAATGCTACGGATAAATCAGTAACCTATGAGATATCAAGTTCTGATTCGAAGTATGCAACAGTTTCATCTAGTGGCATAGTAACAGCTAAATCAATAAACGGGCCATTCACAGTAAAGGTAAAATCGGTTAGTAATCCAGAAGTTGTAGCTACAATTAATATGAAAGCATATACAACGTTAACCGGTATATCGAAGTTAAATGACATGGTAATAGAGGGTCAAAATCAATCGGCTACCTTTAGAATATCGATAATACCAACTTATGCAAATCGATATGACCCTTTCACTGTTCAATCTTTAAACCCAGACATAGCTTCAGTAAGAGCTTCTGGAGCTGATACTTATACTGTAACCAGTGTAGGATTGGGTACTACCCAGATATTGGTTACTAATGGGCCCATAAGTGAGCAATTCGATGTAACTGTACAAAGGGCAAACATTGCAGTAAAAAAAATAACATTATCAGAACAGAATAAATCAATGCTAGCTGATGATAAGTTTACACTAACTGCAACAGTGGAACCTACCGATGCTACAGAAGAAATTGATTGGAGTGTTACTCCATCCGATCTCTTGGCAGTATCCTACCCAAACAATAAAACTGCAAATATCACTGCCTTATTAAAGGTAGGGACTGCAATTGTATCTGCTGCAAACAAAGACAGGAGTTCAGTAGCAACATGTACCATTCAATGTAGTGGAGGTATCTCAGTGGTATTACTTAATTTCCAACCAGTACAAGGTTCCCATAATTACTGTGTAGTTTCTATCCTTAAGTATCCTAACAAAACAGCAAGGGAAAATTCTAGGGATGAGTATGGGGACTTTACTCCAACCTCTCAATCTACTTGGATAATTCAAAATTCTACAGAGTCTACAGTTACGTCAGTAACCATATCTGGAGAAGAATGCCTTGGAATTAATCAAATAGCTAGTAGGGCTATTTGGAGGATCGATGGAGTTGCTCAATCAGGTAGGACTGGTACTGTGGATTGTGATAATGAACTTCATAGTATACAATTTAATGGAGGATAAAAAATATGAGTATAATAACAAAAGGTGCAAATGGTAGGCTTATCCATGGATGGACTAAGGAACAAGCCGACCAAGAAATAGAAAAAGGGGTATTATCCCAAAGTGATGTGATCTTTTTGGATAGTACCAATCAAATCTATGCTTTCAAAAAATTTTGGGGAAGCTCAGGAGGTACCTCAGAAGGAGGTGAAAATAAATTCCTTGATGTTACAGCTATATTTGACCTTGGGGTCCAACAAGGAGGTAACCTTTCCGATGAAAATGTAGCTGCTGTTAGAAAGGCTTTTCAGGATCATGTTTCCACTGGGTTTATTTCTATTGATACGGTAGGGTTAACTGGGTATGTACCAATGGAGATCATTAAACTTCCAGAGTCAGCTGTTAGTGGTCACGAAACTTACCGTATAGTAATATCAACCCTCACTGTAGAGGGGAGTTCCCAGGCTCAACATGAAATGTCAGGATACGCTGATAATATAGTTGCTATTGTTTGTGATGCTACTTCTAAGTTGTATGAAGTTACTAATGGAGCAATGGCATTTAAAATCGATGGTAACGGTAATAAGTATTTAGCTGATGATGGAGTTTATCATGAGATCAATGTTGATACAACTGAGATCATAAATAAACTTAATACATTAACTTCTGATGTTAACACATTAAAAACCGATGTAGCCAATTTAAAAACCGAGGTTAACGGTGCATCGGCTGCCTTAACAGAATTGGAAGAAGCTTCGAAATAAATCATCTTTGATAAGGGTAACCCAGTAGTAGGTAACGTTACATTAATGTAATATTACAATACTACTGGGTTTTATTATGTAAACATACTTATTCTAAGGATTATGGCTAGAAAACAACGTAGTTCCATTAGTGTTTATATGCCTCCAATTCCTAAAATCGAAATCCGAAATCAAGGGAACTGGGTAAAGGTAGAGAATGGATTAACACATCTTCAGCCTGCTATTCAACATGGCTATGATATTGGGGTTGCCAAGTTTTCAGATAAACTCATTAGAATAATCCGAAAGGCAATCCATACACATAAACCACCAGCAGGTTCTGGAGTTCAATGGGCTCCATTAAAAAGGAATCATGATGGTGGAATATATTACCTTAAAGGTGATTATTATAAAGCTGTTGGGGTTTATAAATATCGAAACAGAATCCTGGTTGGTATGCCTTCTGGAACAAAACATTACAGTGGATTAACTTTAAACCAGCTTGCTATCATATTGGAATATGGGAACGAAAATATCCCAGCCAGACCGTTATGGAGACCCTCGCTTAAAAGTGCAGGAGGTCCTAAGGAACTTCGAAACATTTTAATGAGGGAAATCAGAAGATCAATTATGACAAGGACTGGGTTAAAGGCAAATCAAATCCGAGGCTTATGGTAACATCACAAGAAATCATTGAGAGGTCATTTTATATGGCTCTTATGGAAAACACTTTAAGATTAGGATTAACAGTAGACCCTAATCTCTATGAGAAAACGAAAGAGAGCATGGCTCTTTACCAACAAGCTGTGGAAGAAGTAAAAAAGAACAAAAACAAATTCATTCAAATCTTTGGTGTAGGCAATAGCCAATCCAAAGGTATGAAAGAAAGCTTTCCCAGAATCGTAGTAGAATCCGAAGGATTCGCTCCCGGAGGTATAGGTTTAAATCGATTTCACAGAGAGAAACAAGGAAATAAAGGTTATGTGGTTAGTGAAACTCCTTTCGAGGCAATTGACCAATATATAAATGTAAGGTTAGTTTCCAAAAACTCAGAAGATCAACGATTACTAAACCTTATCATGAATTCCTCAATTCCTCAGAGAGGTTATTTAAAACCCTATATCTATGAGAGGGCTCCATTCGATGGGAACATTTTTGTAATTGCTTCTAATTTCTATGATAATTCGAATGATGAAAGAGGGATCATAGAAAAGGTATATACTTGGGAAATCCAAGATACCTTACTTCAGCCACCAGTTGAAGTTGGTAGTGAAACACCGATTAATGAAATTAACATTGATATCTTTAATAAGGATACAGAACAACCACTTAAGGATAACATACACATTCCATAGTCGAAACTCAGATTAGGAGGAAGGAGGTGATGAATCATTTCATTTCTCCTTCCTTTTTTTGTTTATATCGAAACATTCTTTAATCTCTAATTTATTAACAATATGCCTACAAGTCCTAAAGTTGACTTCACAGTCATTAACAACAATGTTGCAAGCATTACTCCTAACAATGGTATTGGATTTGTCCTTGCAAGAACAACTAAGGGCCCATTCTTTGATGCTTCAAAGATAATCAAGAGCCCTGCTCAATTTGCAGAGGTATTTGGTTCCGAGGTAGTTCCCGATGGTTCCATTTCAAACATTTCTCGTGCATTAAGCATGGGAGGACAACTCCGAATCTGTCGTATTGGTCACTTAAACTCGGGTAAAGTAGATGCAGTAAAGGGTACAGTGCTTGCTGGTAAGGTTTCTGGCAATGCTTATGTTTCGGATACTGGTGAAACATTGAACCTGGAATTAACCGGATTCGATGCAAAGGTTATCACTATCCAGCTCAAACTTGAAACAAAGGAGTATGGAGGGGATATCCAAAGTACTAACGGTAAATTTATGGTTGTGTTTACACAAGTAGGAAATCGAGTAATTTCTAGCTTGTATAATACGAATGCTAAAGGTAACCTTACTTCTGCATTCCTGGTAAATACCAATCCAGTACTTTCTTACAAGAATGGTGATGGTACTCATCCAATCTTTATCGATACAGCTCTTTTCAAGAACTTCTTAACCGCAGACCCATATTTCGATGTAACAATCACAAAAGTATTAGTGGGCTCTGATACTTCCCAGGATTACTCAACAGTCCAGGATGTGATCAATCTTTTGAATGATGCTCAGAAGGTAAACAACACTACTCTTGCTATCAAGAGTACTAATACTGCTCCAATAACATTGGGTGCTGATAAACCATTGTATTACCTTGGTACAGTAGGTAATGCGGGTACTACTCCAGTGGCTACAGACTGGGTTCAGGGATTCGAAGTTATGAAGGATTACTCAGACTTCTATATGTTCTTCGCTTCTCATATTCATCAGCATTTATCAGAGGCTCAAGCGGTACACCAGGCTGGGTATTCTGCTGCTGATTTAACCAAGAATGCTACCTATGCTATCGAAATCCCAAAAGTAAACACAACCAAGGCTACGATCTTAAAGGCAAAACAGGATATAGGGATCAACTCTGAACATGTTGCCTATTTCGCTGGAGGTCTGAGATTGTATAACCAGGATGGTATGCTTATGGATTCAGATGTATTGGGTACTGTATTTGGTTTGTCTGCTCAAGCTGCTACAGAATGGGGACCTTGGTATTCATTCGCAGGTCAGAATCGAGGAATCGTTGGGGATGGCAATGGGCCAGTAGCTGAAAACTTTGGTAGCCCAGGAAGATATGATGATCTCAATGAATTGGCTGCTGAAAGCATCAACATCTTTGTTATCAAGGAAGTTGCTTCTGGTGGTAAAGCTACATTGTTATGGCATAACTTCACTTCCACGATGCTTTCAAATTCTGAAAGATTCCTGAATGTAGAAAGGTTGATTTACTACATCAAGAAAGTTTTGAGACCAATCATGGAACGTTATCTGGAAGAACCCAATAACTTCGAAACTTGGAGTAAGATGTATTTGGAAGTAGACCCTTATCTCCAGGATCTTCAGAATCGAAATGGAGTTCATTCGTATGAATGGCAAGGGGATCAATTCGCAACCTCTTTTGATGATTTGCAGGTTAACAACGAAAAGGATGTACGTCAGGGTAAGTATAAAGCTAACCTGGTTATTAAAGAAGTTGTTGCTTTGCAAGAGATTAACATTGGAATTGTGCTGGATGCTTCTTCTGGTGCAATTAATATCGAACAAGCTTAAATCAAAAAGATATGGCAAAAGTTTCTAATCCCAGAAAAAAGTTTCTTTGGCAAATTACATTCGTAAAACATCCATTGAATCCTTACCTGTTTCAGAATGTTACACTTCCTGAAATCTCTATTGACCAGACAGAACATGGGGATATCAATTACAGTGTTAAAACAGGTGGTAGAGTACAAGTAGGTAATCTTACTTGCCAGAAATTGGAATCCACCTCGGGTTCAGATGTATGGATGTGGAATTGGCTTATGTCCGTCCAGGATTTGTTAGTAGGTGGAGGTCTTACACCAGATCAGTATAAGGAATCAGTTAAGATTGATGAATTAGCTGAAGACGGTAGTTCAGTACTTAACTCTTGGATTTGTACTGGAGTTTGGCCTTGCCGAGTAAATGGTCAAAATCTGGACCGTATGAGTTCGGATAATACATTGGAAGACTTGGAATTCTCAGTTGATCAAATCGAGAAAATTTAAAGTGTAGAAAACTGAACAGAGAACGAGGGGTTGTGAAATCCCTCGTTTTTCATAGTAACAACATATAAAAAACAGAAAAAGATGGAAACATTAGTAAACAGTAATGCTATGAAGGTAAACCTTCCAGATATGAATGCCTATGTTTATATCCGAGAACAGAATGGTGAGGATGATGATATTTTATCTAATCCCATAAAATCAGAAACACTCTCCAATTTTTCAGAGTTCATCTCAAGGATTGTAGTAGATACCAATCTTACTCCAAATAGAAAGCTCACAGAACAACAGGCACATGAATTACCCTGTAACATTAGATATGCAATATTGATTGCCTCTAGAATCTTTTCATTGGGTCAAGTAATGGAATTCGAATATACCTGGCCAAATGGGGATAAGATTCGGTATGAGCAGGACCTTAAAGAACTTCTCTTCGATGATTATCATCAATCCCCAACAGAAGAAGAATTAAATGCAAAGCCTTTCGCAGTTCCATACTACCCCTTTGGAAACACAAAGAATTTCACCATAACGCTTCAAAGTGGAAAGGAGGTTTCATATTCTTTGTTAACTGGTAAAGGTGAAGCAATGATGATGAACACTCCAGTTAAAACTAAGAACCTGGAATTAAAAGCCAGAGACCTCAAATTAAAGGTAGAGGATAAATGGGAAACAGTTCAAAGCTTTGCATTATTTTCACCCAGGGATATGGCAGAAATCAGAAAATCAGTTGCTGAGAATGATCCATATTATACTGGGCTTATTGAATTGGAACATCCAACAAAAGGATACAAAGCTGGATTTTCTATTATGGGTACTCCAGATTTTTTTTATATCGCGGGATATTAGAGGATGAATTAGCTTACATCAACAGAGCTAAAATCCAAATAGATTATCTCACTCTATACAAACTCCCTCTTTCAAAAAGAAAGAGACTTCTCGAAAATGCTGATCAGTATTTTGCTCAGCTTAAAAAATTAATGAAATAATGGTTTCACTTAAACTATAGGAGGACTGCCTTATTTTCACTTCAGGGTCCCCAAATCAGGGACAACTACAAATCGGTATTGCTTTGGTATTGGAGGATAGATTTTCCAATCAAGCAAGAGAATCCTCCAAAGAAATCCGAAGACTACATCAAGAGGCTAAAAATATAACCAATGCTAATCTCAATGCTGTCAATAGAATGGCAACAGCGGGAATGGCAATTGGTAGTGCAGCTGCCTATGGTATAGGTGAAGCTGTATTACAGGGAGCAAAATTCATTGATACCATGACATTTGTAAAAGCAATTGCAAAGGATACAGGTACAGACTTTTCGCTTCTTTCTCAAAGAGCTAAGACTTTAGGTAAAGATACAATGTTTACCTCACAGGATATTGGCTCCGCGATGCAATATATGGCAATGGCAGGACAGGGAACAACAGAGATATTTAATAATATCACTGCTGCAGCTGACTTAGCCAATGCTACAATGTCAGAACTCGGTGGAAAAGGAGGAGCTGCAGATATCATGACCAACATCATGAAGATGTTTATGATTGATTCTACAGAGGCCAATTCTACTCGAGTTTCTGACGTTTTAACAAGAGCAGTAACCAGATCAAATACGAATCTGTATGATTTGGGTGAAGCAATTAAGTATGCTGGTACTACCACTACAAACTTGGGAGCTACTCTGGAACAAACTGCTGCTGCAATTGGAGTACTTGGTGATGCGGGTATTCAAGGTTCAATGGCAGGTACTGCATTAGCTAATGCTTATCGATATTTATCTAAATCAATCGGAGACCCTAACTTCAAAGGTGGAAAAGCCTTAGCTGCATTAGGATTATCCAAATCAGATTTTATAGATGCTAATGGTCAGCTCATTGATCTTGGCTTAGCATTACAGAAAATTGCTAATGCAAGTAGAGGACTTGGAGAACTGGATCAGTATAACTTATTGGTTAATATCCTGGGTGTTCGAGGAGAACGAGCTGGTTCTACAATGATCAGAGCATTTCAAGGTTATACCAATCTTCTGGATGAATTAAATAACAATTCTCAGGGAGCTGCTGCTTCTGTTCGTGAGCAAAGAATGGCTTCATTGGCTGGAGCTATAGAAACCGTACAATCAACTTGGGAGAACTTAACTACTTCTTTTGCTGAATCTCTTGGACCCACTTTAACACCCTGGTTAAGAGGTATAGGTAAAATCTTAGAAGGTGTTCAAGCAATATTCGATTCTCCAATAGGCCCATTTGTTTCGGCATTAGTAACTGGTACTGTAGTATTAGGTACAATTAATGCTTCAGTAATTGCATTAAAGTCCTCGATGAGATTGCTTTTCAACGATTCTACAGTTTCACTAAGGAATATGTTCCTTGTAATGAAACAAGGTTGGAAAGCTTCTACAATTTCTGCAGCTGAGTATGCTGCTATGCAAAGATCAATCATTGCTCAAGGTAAGGCTGGCTTAGCAGGTAGAGGTGTAGGTAATGCAATGCTCTACCATGAATGGATGAGATCACATCAAGGCCAATATCTTGGTAAGGTAATGGGCAAAGAAGATAAAACTGGTAGGATGAGATATTATGCTCAAACCGCTTCAGGAGGAACCAGAAGAATCTCAGAAGCCGTTGCTACCAGATATGCTCAAAGGTACAGCCCATTATCCCTGATTGGTGGAGCTGCTGGTGCTGCTGCAGGAGGAGCTGCCTTAAGATTCGGAGCATCTTCAGTAATGAGGGGAGCTTTAGCTTTCTTTGGTGGACCTTGGGGATTAGCCCTTTCAGCGATAATCACATTCCTACCAATGATCATTACAGCATTGAATAAAAACAATGAGCAATCATCAGAAACAAATTCCCTCCTTAAAGCTTTGACTCCAGAGGAAGAAAGGAAACAAAGGATCGATGCCGCAAACCTTACAACAGCAGAAAGAGAGGTACTCAATACAGATGCTTTGGTAAAGTTCTACACCTCATTGGATAAATTCAATGCCCATATGGAAAGGAACTTTGCTAATGCTCAACCAGGTACCAAATCAATTAACATCTACTTGGATGGTAATCTTGTTGGTAGCAAAGCTATCAATGAACACAGTCAAAATGAAGTAATTGAGGTAGGAGGAAAGTAACATGGCAAGTGCAATAAATAAAATACATGGAGTGCTACAAGAGGCACTCCTTAAACCTTTTGATAATTCTACCGTTGGTCAAGCTGCTGTAGGTCCCGCTACTTATCTTTGGAGAGCCAGGATCTTGGCAAACAGATTAACTTCTCTCAAAGCTCAGAGAATTGTATTACCTACAGAGATTGACCCAGCTAAGAAAAATATTAACACTGGAGTAAGTGCTTTACAAGCTACAAAACGAAGAGCATTACTAAAGGTACCCAAGCCTAAACTTAAAGCCACTCCAACAGTTAACACAGTAAAGAATCAGATTATCATTATCAATCCAAATACAAATGCTGATGGTAATGGTACATATGAATCCATTGTTATTCAGGGTAAACCTTCCGAAGTAAACATCGAATCGGAGAACAGTTGGGTAGCAGTAAGGACAAATGGAAGAAACAATCCTTTCTATATGTACACAGGTTCAGAAGATACCATATCTTTCGATATCTCTTGGTATTCTACACAATCAGATAGAAAGGATGTAATCAAAAAATGTAGGTTATTAGAATCCTGGTCTAAGGCTGATGCTTATGCAGCTTCTCCACCAGAACTTTGGATATCTTGGGGTTCAGCAGAGTTATTTAAGGATTACTCATTTATCTTGGTATCAGCACCTTATGTATTGAGTAATTTTCAGAATGCCTGTAGGGCTAACAGAACCTCACCAATTACAGATTTGGGATTATTGCCTAATGCTGCTACACAAAAGCTAACATTCAAAAGGGTTACTAAACATAACCTAACTACTGCAGATATACAAAGGGTTCATGGTAATGTTCCTCAACCTATGCCAGAAGAACCAATAGCTACTCAAAGTAAACCTAAATATCCAGATAAAGTGGAGGTGTAAGATATGAAAGAGTCTACAAGAAATCCCTATACTAATTCAGTAAGGATTAAATATCCAGATGGTACCAGTACATTAGAAAGGATTCCCAGTACTTTCAGTCTTACAGGGAAAGAAAAAGTTCATACATTATTGGAAGGTGAAACTTTACAAAGTGTAGCATTCAGATATTATGGTGATTCTGGGTTATGGGCTGATATTGCTGATGCAAATAATATTATTGACCCCTTTACAGAAGTGTATAGGGGTAAACAATTAATCATACCGAACTCATGAGTAACGAAAAGTCAATGTTACCCAAGGGGTTCGGTATGCCTTTTGTTAAGGTAACAGACTCACAGAATAAACCAATCATAGACCCTTTATCAGGATTGCCAATAGGTACTTTTGTTACTGGGTTTGAATATACATACCGAGAAGAAAAAGATGATGAATGTTTTATCACTATCACAACAGAAAATCCTAACCTAATAGATATACCTCAATTCAGAGAGCAACAGTATCTGGGAGTACAATGGGGAATCGTTTACTCAGATAAATCCTATGCTCCAAGTGCTCCAAGAAAAGTAATGGTAAGGGATACCAACATAAGATTCTCAGCTCAAGGTATCATCATTACTTTAAAATGTACAGATGGATTTTCAATCCTTAAATCTCAGCAGCTCAAAAAGAATGCTGATGATAATTTTTTGAAATGGATTGAAGATGAGCTCAAGGGAAAGATTCAATTTAAATCCTATATCTATGATGTTAAGGAATCTAAAGAACTTGCTCCAGGGTATGTTTATACTGGTTATTCCTCTATAACTGGGTTAACCATTCCAACAACAGATCATGGATGGTTCTATGGGATGAAGGAAGTTGGGAATGATAAGCTGATAAAAAGAAGAACATTCGCTCAAGTAGGTAGGACTCCATATACTGCATTAAAGGATGCAGCAAAGTATATTCCAAATGGGCCTTACCATGTAGATGGAAGAGATGATACTGTATCGATCCATCCTACCAATTTCAATCAAGCTCCAGTAGCTTCATTTACATGGCATGAAGAAACAGGAGAAATCATATCATTTAATGTAACCACCAGAAAAAAGCTTAAGGCTTTAGATGTTGCCAAAAAATCTCAAATTGATGGTGAAACAAAATCATTAGATTCTGGAGTAACCCAAACAGATGGCTCTTTGCCGGATAATTCAGTAGATGGTATTACTGGAGAAACCATTCCCTCCAATGCTCCTAACACTTATGATTCTCGAGTAGATGGTATCACTGGAGCTGCAACTAGACCCAGCACAGATAAATATAAAGATGAAGAAGCAACTAAGAAACTCTTAGAGAAAGACCCCAATTACCTTAGGAAATATGCTCCCGAGTATCTTGAGAAAGTTGTAAACGAATACAAAGCTGCAGGGAATGATCCTATGAAACTAGCTGCTATCTCACTGGATAATTATACAGTAAAGGTAAAGGCTAAGGTAAAGGAAACAGTAAACCCAGAAGATTTCAACCCAAAGAGCTCTAGCCCAGTAAAAGTTCAGGGTAGGATTTCTGGCTGGCAATCATTGGAGAGAGATAAAACAATTCAGATAGTCCCAAAAAGTGATGGGTCAAAATATGAATATTGGGATAACCCAGAAGTAGTTAGAGAAAAGGAAATCGAATTAAACCTCTCTGCTAAGGACCTTTTAGGTTATGCGGGTGATGCTGATTCTTCCAAGATACTCGCATTCAATCAAGTAAATGATGCTTTACAGAAACAGGTTGAAGCTACAATGGTTACAATTGGGCAGCCAACTCTAATGAGCTCTCAAATGCTCTCTATTCAGAATGTTTCTCAAAAGTATTCTGGAGATTGGTACATTAAAGAAGCTTCTCATAGAATAGATGCCTCTACTGGGTACCTTACTACATTCGAATTAATCAAGAAAACCATTTCAAATGGTACAGTGGTTCAATCGGATGTAAAAGTAAATACTCAATCCTTAGCAATGAAGGTTCAGAAAATTGCTAATGACCTTACTCCCGCTGAGATTGCTAAAGCTGAACAAGTAAAGGCATTCCAGGAAAAGATTCTAAAAGAAACAGAAGATATGGGAGAAGTTACAGTAATTACTGGTACAGATGAACAGGGAAGAGAGTATACTGAGATACAAGCAAGTCAAGATGCAGTATCTTTAAATAAAGCTACTCAGACTGCCAATATTAACAAGAATGATCAAATCCTAAAAGATAAAACAAAATGAGCCTGGTATATTTAAGGGAAAATGGTTTAGAGGGAATTGGTCGATTCTATTCTACTTACCGTGGAATAGTAATTAATAACGAGGATCCTTTAAAACTTAATCGATTACAAATCGAAGTCCCAGATATAACTCAAACATTGGTTTGGGCTTATCCCAAAGGACAGCCTGGACCCTTGCAATCAGGAGCTAAGTATTTAACTCCAGAAATCAATGATGTAGTTTTCGTGGAATTCCAATCTGGAGACCCAAATTATCCTCTCTGGTCATACTGTGGATGGGCAAAAACTCAAGTACCACCGGAATTAGAAAAGAAGGAAGTAATCGGAATAGTTACTCCAAATGGTAACAAAATATTTCTAGATGATGAAACAAACACTACGAAAATTTTGTTGAAGGTATCCGAGGATAAATTTCATGAGATTACATTGAGCCCAGAGGGTGTAATTATAAAAACTCCTACACCCATTACTCAAGAAACACAATCCACTTGGGATCAGACTGCAAAAGAGGATCATAATATCCGAGGAAAACTTGTGATATTCAATGATGGGGAAGTTGGTACAACGATGACTGATAAACTCCTTCAGAGATTAAACAAGATTGAGGATGATATTAATAACCTTAAACTTGGATTAACCCAAGCAGCTGCAGTAGCTACCCCAATGGATGGTGGTAAAGCCGCATTCCTCTCTTTAGCTGGGTATGCTAATACGCCATTAGTTAAAACAGTAATGGCTGATATTGAACATCAAACAGTAAAACAATGAGCGAAAATATATTGGAAAAGTCAATTGGTTCAGGGCCAACTTTTCCCATCCAACTAACAAGTGGTTCATGGAAACCTAAAAAAGGTTCATTGGAATTAATCGAAGATAACATTATCTCTATCTTGGTTTATCAAATCGGATTTAGATTAAGGCAAGAGATATTTGGTACTCGAAATTATGAATGCTTGGAAGAACCAAACATAAATGCAACTCGGTTATTAGTATATCGATTTACTAAAGAAGCTATCGAAGCTTGGGAACCAAGAGTGAGACTTTTGGAAACCCAAATACAATTCACTCCTTCAGAAATACAGATTAGGTTAAGATACCAAGTTTTAACTAATCAGATGGTTGGAGAACTTGATTTTTCATATCAAAAATCGGCATAATTATGGCAATATTAAAGAATCCCTGGTTAGATGTTTTCTCAAGATCTTACCAATCAATCAAGAGCCAATTGGTTCAAAACATGAGAACTAAGTTGCCCGAAGTTACTGATTATTCTGAGGGTAACATTTTTATTATCTTACTTTCCATGTGGTCTTCAGTAGCAGAAGTAATTCATTACTACTTGGATAACATGGCAAGGGAAACTTTCTTTATCTCAGCAAGAAGATACTCATCCTTAGTTAAACATTCGAAGTTAGTTGATTACCATATTAAAGCAGCAATCCCTGCTTCTACTGATGTATTAATCCAGATCAATAATGGAGATATAGCTAAGGAAGATTATATCATTCCTATTGGTACAACCTTTAATGGTACAAATGGATTAACATACATCTCCACAAAACAGAAAACTTTCTACAAAGATACCTATGGGGTCTATGTCCCAGTAGAACAAAAAACATTGGTACCAGAAAAAGGTCTTGGAGTAATCTCAGATCCCAATGCTATCATTTATATCGATGAAACAGATGGGTTCTATGTTGAGGGTTCTGCAGTATTAAAACTTGGTGGAATTCTTTGGACTTTAGTAGAAACATTAGGATATTCTGGGCCTAATGATAAACATTATATGGTGGAATTAACCGAGGATCAAAAACCCTACATTGTATTTGGTGATGGAATGTATGGTGAAAAACCAGCAGTTAATTCTCCAATATTGCTCAGTTACTTCATCACAAAAGGTGAAGCTGGTAATGATGCTGAGAATACCATTACTTCAGTAGATGGAGATCTTGGTATCAAGGACATGACTATCACAAATCCAAATAGAATCACGGGTGGTTCTAATTATGAAAACTTTGATATGCTCAAGGAACATGTTCCTCTAAATATCAGAACACTTGGAGTAGCAATCACCAAACAAGATTACATAGATGTAACTAAACTTGCTCCTGGTGTAGATAAAGCATACATCGATTTTAGGTGTGGTAAATTTGTGGATATCTATATTATCCCAGATGGAGGAGGGGTTGCCTCGGAATCTTTAAGGGATGCAACTTATCGATATGTTTCAAGTAAGAAAATCATCACTACAAATATCCGAGTATTACCTGCTGGTAGTTCCTATGTAGTTTTGAACTTAACAGTAACCGGTATGCCATCATTGAGAAGTAATATTATTTCTGATGATATACTGAGAGCTTTGGTTCAGAATTATGATTACAGTAATTCGGATATTAACAAGGTAATCCGATTATCCGATTTATATGCCCTCATCGATAATTTGAGTACAGTGGATTATCTTACCATCGATAGTATTTATACAATCCCTTACCCAAACAAATCCGAGGACACAGAAACAGATTTAAATCTGAGTAACTTTAAAGTTAAATCCATAGAGGATGAAGTAAATTATACGATATCTTATTTGGAGAAAGATACCTTTACCGTTGCTTCAGAATTTGGAGAAGTTTATTCTACTTTCCTTGGTTCTCCAATCACAATCATCTCAGAAAGTGCGGGAGTAAACTTTACATTCACAATCGGTAATCCTTTATCAGGAGCTTACAAAATTGGGGATACTTGGGAAATGAAAGTAATTCCAAACGGTAAGGATCAAATTATCAATGATTACTCAGTACCAAGAATCATTGCAAGCAATGTACATATTAATGTAATCGAAACATCATGATAAACTTTCATGCTTTAATGGATTTACTCCCCTCTTATTTTAAAGCCTTCGATACTTACAAGGATCAAAATGATAAGGGAGTATTAGAAAGGTTCTTAGAATTAATCGGAGAATCTGTTGTTGATGATACTGATAGGAATTCATCGATGTTGCCCAATATAGATAATATCCTTGACATCATCGATGTAGAAACTACCAGAGCGGGATTACTCGATTATATCTATGATTTTTTAGGGGCTCCTCCACAAGAATATACTACTCCAGTAACAGAAGGAGAATTTTTACATAATCCCCCATTCTATGTATGGTACTTGGAATACAATGTTCAGTTGGAATATTCTACTAAACTGGGATATAAACCAGAGAATGCTCAAAGGGTAGTAAAATACTACTCAGCTATTGACCGAAGGTTGATAAGGTATGCAGTATCCCTATATAAAATCCGAGGAACAGAAAAGTTCTACAGGGTATTACTTACTGCATACTTTAAACTCAAAGGTTACACATTAGAAGAGGAAAACTTATTAACCACTATCGTTGGTAAAGCAAGATATGATACATCATTAACATATGATAGCAATTATCAATACGATGGTGATTCCACAGATTGTAAAGCTTGCTCAAGTTACATCATTGATTTAACATCAGTAGCCTCAACCCTTAAACCAGAAGAACAAGCTCGATTGGAAAGGGTGCTTGCTAAGTATGCTCCAATTAATGTTCAATTAATGGTTGCTTATGCTTTCTGTAATATTATCGTAAGCACACAGGGTCCATCCATCGAAGAGGGCATGGTGGTTGTTACTGGTAATACAGATAAAGCAGTAAGGGGGTATGACCATACGGTTAGTATTTATTACGAATCCAATATCATATTCTTGGGCTGGTATGATAACCAAGGAACACTACTCTCTACAAGTTTTTCTTATACATTTAAAGTAACAGAATCTACTCAAATCATTGCAAAATATGAAAGAGATGACTTATGATATTATTACAACAAATTCAGGATATTGATAAACTAACCAAGGTATCTTTAGAACTTGCCGAAGCAGCATCTAATTATGGAGCATTAAAAATTATCTTTGGTGTCTTCATGGTGATGATGTTATTAATCGTATTGGTATTCGTATCCCAGTCAGTATTTTTAATCAAAAGGGTTCAAGGGATTTCCGATGTATCCGATAAAATTGATAATTATTTCGAAGGATTATCAGAATCCGATATTGGTAAGGAAGAAGCTAATTCGATGATTAGGGAAGTTCTAAATCACAATTCAGTACTTATTAAGTATTATATAATCCGAGTAAGATCCGAGAACCGTATTTCTGATAAAGAAAACACAGAATTAAAAATTCAAAGGATCCTTAAAAATATCCATTCAGAAACTTCCACATTTTTAAATAGATTTCGATATAAGTCCAAACCTCTGGGAGTACACTTAGATGTAGAAACTGATACTGAAAATTTATTTAATCTGATGTTAGAGCAAATCTACATACCAAAAGAACATTTTCAATTATCTCAAATGGACCAATCAATCGAATTATTTATGCAAGGTTTGAAACTGAATTATGTAACTAAAATAGAAAACTCATGAACACTAAATCATTATGTATTATCTTAGACCCCGCACATGGAAATGATGTAAAGGGTAAATGCTCTCCAGATGGTACTCACAAAGAATATCTTTGGAGTAGAGAAATTTGTAAAAAGCTAGCAAGTAAGCTAGACACCCTCGGATATGAGGTACATTTTACTACCCAGGGTTTAAAGGAGCCCGGACTATCCAAACGAAAGTTGGAAGCTAACAGTATCCCAACTTCAAATGTAAAATTGCTTATCTCATTACATAATAATGCAGCTGGAGATGGTAGTAATTGGTACACTGCCTCTGGAGTAGAGATTTATACTTCCCCGGGAAAAACACAATCCGATATCTTCTCTTCAATGATGTATGGGCAATTAAAAAAGGATTTCCCTAAACTTAAATTCCGATATGGGTCTCCCGATATGCAGGATTGTGATAAGGATGCTAACTTCACAGTATTAATGGGAAATTATTATGCTATGCTTATCGAATGGTTATTCCAAGATAACAGAGAAGAGGTAAGTATGCTAAAGGATGAAAAGATAAATAATGCCTTCTGTGAATCCCTGATAAAAGGAATCGAAGATATAAACCAATATGTATATGAACACTTAAAAAAGTAAACCTATGGGACAGATTCGGTATCATGATTACTTATCCGAGATCAGGTCTAAGAAAGCTAGTGAAGCTGTTGCTATTCCAATTGGAATTGGACCATTATTTGGATATAATGTAATCTTTTATGATGGAACTACTCTGTTGATTTCAGCAGACGATACAAAGAATTTCCGTCATAACTTAACAAACGAAAGAAATGTGTTGGTTAATCCCAAATCTGCATGTATCACACCAGATGGGATTTTAACTTTAGAATCCTCAGAATTGGAGGTACCTCTAAGCTTAGGTAAATTTACTGGAGTAAAAGAGGTAGCTTTAATCGCAACTCATCTCTTCTCCAAACAAGAAGGTGGTACAATTACATCTTACAGAGTTTATGTAAACCCAGATCAGCAAGATGCTTGGACACCTAAATTAAAACAGTCAAGCTCCACAATGGAAACTTGGCTATCCTTATTAAGCGGTACTCTTAGAAGGAACCAAGAGGTAGTACTTGCAATGTTCTCTGTAGAAGTTGTTGGAGAAGATTACCTTATCAAGGATATTATGAATCCTTATAATTATATGTGGGGAGAAACAGATTATGTACCCTTATCAAGGTATGAAGCTGATATGGCTAACCTAAATCTGTTAATCCCTAAATATGATTCAAGGTCAATTGGACTTTCAAACTTCACTCAGAAAGTAAGTAAGAGAAAATATACTAATGGAACACTTACTCGATTTAATAAATCCAACATTGTTACTATCGAAGACCCAGGCCTTACACTAAATACTCTGGGTGATGCAGTAAACTTAGTGGGGGGTATCCATTTGGATTTCTCTTCTCTTCAAATGAGTTTAGAAGATCAATTAGTTGCCGAGCTCTCTGCAACCATGGATTATATAATGCCTACTCCACTCAATGTTAAATTCCAAACTCCAGTAGCTTTTAACTGGTTAAGGAACAACTCACAAAATGAAGACACTGGAGAAAAAATTCAACAAACCAATTACAGTGTATATGGGCTGTTGAATATGTATGAAAGTAATTTCCAATTAGTACTTCAGTTCTACCCAGTTGGAGATCAAGATACCAATCCAAATCTTATTGCTTCGGATGTACATTGTAAGGCAGATTTTACAATGGATATCTCAAGAATGATATCTTTGGTTGATATGTATGATCTGAACATTGAAGTTGTTTCTGCGGCAGGTACTACTGGTTCAGGTGAAGTAACTGGAGCAGGTAGATATAAACGAGGATCTCTTGTAACCATAGTTGCCTCTCCAGCCAGTGGTTCTGGATTTGTGGGATGGTATGAGGGTGATGCTTTGATCTCCAATGAACAAGTTTATCGAATTGAAGTTAAAAAGAATACAAATTTAAAGGCAATCTTTAATGGTTCTTCTACAAAGGTAAAAGTTAGTGTTACAGTTAATCCCGCTGGTAAGGCTACGATTAGTGGAGAAGGGATGTATTCTATTAATACTCAAGCTACACTTCAGTGTGTACCAGTAACTGGGTATGGATTCGATTATTGGGAAATCGATGGAGTAAGATACACAATTAATCCTTTAACATTTGGGGTAACTAAAACTACGAATGTTATTTGTAAATTGGTACCACCAAAACGAGATCTAACATTATTGGGTTCTCCAAGTGGTATCTTCCAATTATCAGGTGCAGGAGCTTATTCTGTAAATGACCCAGTAACAGTAAAGGCAAACCTTCTTTCTCAGGATTATGAATTTGCTGGATGGTATAGAGATTCTGTTATACCCTCTAATCTGATATCCACAAATGCTACTCATTCATTTAATATGCCCGATCAGGATTTGGTTCTATATGCTTCAGCTAACGAAAAGATCGTAGAAAATTATTTCGAAATCAGAGTAAGCTCGGGTGCTGGTGGTACAACATCTCCTGCTGGTGTAAATTCATATAAGGAGGGTACTACAATTAGAATTACTGCTCAACCTGCTAGTGGATATTCATTCTTAGAATGGAGAGCTGGAGGACCTAGTGGTATTAAGTTGGATTATCCTGCAAGCTTCCAGCATACGGTTACTAGAGATTATTATTTCTATGCTCTGTTCATGAAAGATGAAGAACCAGAACCAGAACGGGTATTGATTAAAACCAATTCTGATAGAGGTGGTTTAACTGAACCAATGTCTCAATATTATGCTAAGGGTTCAAGGGTAACCATTACTGCTACTCCGTGGTCAGGTTATAATTTCGTTGAATGGAGACTTGGAGGTAGGGATGGACAAGTAGTATCTAGATCTGCTAGTTATACATTCACTGCTAATTCCAGTGCTACATATTGGGCTGTATTCGAAGAGAAACCAGAAGAGACATATCCAGTACATATTAAAGTAAGTACCGATGGAAAATGTCAATATGTTCTTTCACATAGCACTGCTTCTGGCGGAAGTCAAGTTCCAGATACTGGAGTAACTTCTGTTACTACAACTAAGGATTGGAATTTGCCTAAGGGTGCAGTAATCCAGGTAGTAGGCCAGGATGGTAGCTCTAAATTCAATAGATGGGAATATACGGTTAATGGTGAGTACACTGGTACTACAGACCATCAAGTTCAATTTGTGGTTCCTGGAGCTCTTAATATCGATATTAAAGCTGTTAGTAAAGAAGATCCAGAACCTCCACAACAGACCGTGAAAGTTTCACTGAATCTCACAAAAAATAATACTCCTTCAATTGGAGATATTAATATCTATAGAAATGGTAGTATTATGGGAACTCATAAACTTTCAAGTTTACCATTATCATTCCCAGCTCAAACTTTTGTTGTGGGAGATAAACTTCATATTAATTTGCCCGGTGTAGTAGTAACTCGAATTAGAACTGCACATCAAGTAAGCGGTGATTATCGAGATTATACAGATTCTGGTAATACTTCTAGGGATATAACCATAGAAGCGGGTTCAACCCTTATAAGTTGGGCAATAGAAGGTAGAGGTTAATTCTTCTGTTCTTAGGTTTTTTATATGTTGGTGGGAGAAGGTACCTTGTGAAAGGCCTTCTCCTTAACTATTTTTTAATGTAAACCCTATGTTAAACTAAAATTTCATAACAAAATGTTACTCAAGAAGTTAATTATTATGTTGAACATGCTTTTAATGTTCGTAGTGGGAATTGCTGCTCAAACTGCAATTGGTTTAAGTGAAGGAGTTGTTGAACCTGGGCTTGTAACAGACTTTGCATCTTTTACTGGGATTATGACTTTAATCTCATTGGTAGTAACCCAGCTATCAAAATTAATTCCATCCATCAAAGAAAAGAAATGGGCTAAACCATTAGTTTCAATTGCAGTGGGAATTTTATCATGCTTATTCGGATGGATACTACAAATTTCTCCAGTATTAGAGGGATTAATCTGGTATATGGTAATTCTATATGGAGTATTTGCTGGGCTTTCTGCTTGCGGATTATATAGTATACTTAAACCATTAATCGAATTAATCTTTCCTCCCAAACGGGAGGGAATAGGTATAACATTATAATAAGATAACACATTTAACCCAGACTCTATCAATTAGGGCCTGGGTTTTTTGTTGTAGGTTATCTCCATGTTTCTTTCATATCTTCGATAGCTTCATGAATTTCCTTGTTAAGCGTAGAGATATATTTAATGTAAAGCTTAGTCTTAGGCAATTCGAAAAAATCTAATAAAGAGCTAGTTGTAAGCCTGGGTTTAGATTCTTCACTGTAAAAGAAAGGAGGAGGACTCATCTGTAATTGAAATAACAGATAAGCATCAGCAGAAAGGTTAGCTCTCATAAATTCATGGATCTCAGATATCCTTTCTTGTTTAACCCTTTCATCTTCTGATAAATCAGATAAATCTTCTTTTGCTCCTTCAAAGCAATCTTCGAAAGAAGCAATAGCAACATTAAAATCCAAAGATTGTTTGGAATAAGCATTGATTAATAATCGAGTCTTATATAATTGAAGAGAGCTAATGATTGTAGCCTTAAATTTTTCTGGGTTCTCAGTACTCAGATTATAATACTTCCGAAATACATAAAGTAACTTGTCATAAAAATATGAGATTATTATATCCCTTGAAACATTGAATCTTCTTGGGTCAATGTTTTTAGCTAACTTCCGAATTAAAGGTGTCATGCTCTTATAATAAAAATTGAAGAGTTCGACATCGTAATCTTCAGGTAATTCTTTCAGCCTATTGATTTCACCTTCTGCAATCATAATTCCGTTGTTTTAAATAAATGTTTATGCAAATATATAAATAATATTCTTTTATTATGAGCTCAGGGTAATAAAATTTAACCCTAATCAGGGAAGTAACTGATATATAGGGAGTTATAATTAGGATAACCTAAGGAACAATTTACTACTATCAATTTTCAAAACAAACATATAGATAACATGGCAAAGAAAGATAAGAACAAATTTGCTTTCGGAACAGACTTTCAGCAAGAGATATTACATTATATCATAAAAGATAAAAATGGTATCCTTGCATTAAACCAGGTCAAAGATTCCTATTTTACTCTCATCAATCATCAAGTTATTGCAAAAGCATTAGCTAAGCTTTCCAAAAAGAATAAACGAATCCCTAAAAATGCTTCAGTACTTAATCAGGAGATACAGGATTTACTTTCTGTGAAAGGGATTGCAGATTTAGTTACTAAGGATGATTTGGTTGAGATTAAACATACAGTAGAAAAACTTTATTCAGAGCCTTTATTGGATGGAGAGGATATCCGAGAAAAGGTTTTGAAATTTTCTGTGTTTGTTCAAATGAAGGATTTGAATGATAATTTCGATTTATCGGATTTTAATCAATATGATGAATATTCTAAACGTATTGCCAAACTCCTTTCAAGGACAAAGGAAAAAAAAGATCAGCCATTATACTTGGTTAAAGATGTAGTAGAACGTCAATTTGTGAGACAATCTGATCCGATGGTATTACCTACTCCATTTAGGCAATTAAATCACTTAGCAAATGGTGGAGGATTCCCAAAAGGTTCAATCATTGTTGCATTGGATAAATCGAAAGCAACCAAAACTTTCACATTGGTTAATGTTGCGAGAAGTTATTTAAAAATGCAAAAGGTTGTTCTTTATATAGATATGGAAAATGGAGCCAGTGAAATTATGACTCGTATGGAACAATCAACGTTGAACAGAAGTAAAAATGATTTGTTGTCTGGTGATGTGGATAAACTGGAACAAAAACATTTAAGAAAATATCGAAGACTGGGTTCAGAATTCATCGTAAAAAAATTACCCGCAAATGTTGGGACAGTTTCTGATATTGCTTCAACAATCGATGAAATATACAATGATACTGGGATGAAGGTTAATGTATTGGTAATCGACTTCATGGGGAAGATGGGATCATTAGGAAAACATGAAGATGATTTTAATCGTATATCCAATGTATACATAGAGGTTGGTAACCTTGTAATGGAAAAAGATATTGATATCGTATGGACTGCTCAACATGTTACTCGTCAAGGAGAAGTAAGAAGAGAAACAAGGTATGAAGAATCCGATATAGCAAAATGTATGGATATCTCTCGTACTGCTTCATTTGTTTTTGGGTTAAACTCTACTCAAGAAGAAAGAGAACATGGAGTTCAAAGATGGGAAACAGTAGTTGCAAGGGATGCTCCTTCTTGGGGAAGGTGTTTATTTAACATTGACCTGGAAAAACAGAGATTCCAGGAATTCACAGTTGCTCAGAGAAAAGCATACGATGAAAAGGTTGCTCCCAATTTAGACAAGCAACTAAAATCCTCAAACTCATTCAAGAAAAGGGATAAGCCAGTAGCTGACCCAGAAAAAATGAAAAAAGCAAAAGATATATAATATATAATATGTATATTTGCATAAACATTTATTTAAAACTTAAAATTTAAAACTATGGTAACAACATGTTCAATTTGTGGTACTACAGAAGCAGTAGATCCTGGAGAATTCCGTAAATGCCTTTTACGAGATATCATGGAAGAGAGAAAATGCTGCTACTATTGTGCTTTTTGGATCAATCATTTGGATTTATATAAAAATGACCCAAAATGGTTGGTTATTGATGGAGCTTCTTGGATAGTATGTCCTTACGTACCCGCTTCTGAGAGAGGACGTAGTTTCATGGGATGTGGAGGAAGAGAAATGAAAGCTATCACAGAAGATGGTAGAGAATTTTTCTCCAACAATTGGTGGCATCAGGGAGACATCCCAGAGGGGTTTTTAAAACTCATCGATAAATCTCACTTTGCTAAATGGGTTAGGTAATTATGTATAATAAAAATTTCAGATCATTATTGGGTGCTTACTTCTTAGCTCATGGATTTGAAGATTATAGGAGGGGTTGGTTAAAGGGTCCGTACTTTAGCTGCCCCTTCTGTGGTAGAGATGGTAAGCTTGGAGTAAATCCTTCAACAGATTTTTACCATTGTTTTCGATGTAACTCCAAGGGAAATCTCCTCGATTTAGTTTTAATTCTAGAACGATTAGAGACCTTTAATGAAGGATTAAAAGTATTAGAACAGTATAAGGATTCTGGATATCGAATAAAGGAAGAAAGGGTAGAGTTAAAGCAACTAGCCTCTATGATTCTCCCAGAAGGTTTCAGATTACTTAATCAAGGAACTTCCCAAATAGCTAAGTCAGCAAGAGCTTATATAAAGGGTAGAGGATTTGATCCCAACCAATTATCCAAATTAGGTTGGGGATACTCCACAGATGAAAAACATTTTGGATATCTGATTATCCCATATTATAAGGATCACAAGATTATATATTATAATGCAAGGAATTTTCTTTCAACTGGACCAAGATATTTAAATCCAGATATCGAAGAATCCTCTTTAGGTAAATCACAAATCCTATATAATGAAGAGGCTCTTTATATGTATAAATCTGTTTATCTTTGTGAGGGTGTTTTTAATGCTATCACGCTTTCTCAAAATAGGGGAATCTGTACTGCGGGTAAATTTGTTTCATCCTACCAAGAAAATAAGATTATCAAATCTCCAGTAGAAAGGATTATCCTATGCTTAGATGGAGATGCAATAGAACAAGCAATTCAATTAGCACTTAAATTATGCTTATACAAACAAGTCAAGCTAGTTATTTTCCCAAAAGATAAGGATGCTAATGATCTTGGATTAAGGAAATCTTTGCATCTAATATATAATACAAAATATATGAATTACCAAGAATTAATTCAACTAAAGCATGAACTCACATAAAATGAATAAAGGTATGGAAATATTACAGAATCTTTGGAGATGTTTAAAGTCTGAACCTGATACATTATCAGATGAAGATTATTTTACTTATTATGCTCCTGTTGCATGTTTAGGTATGATTGGATTTATATCGTTTACCATAATATTGCTTATGTTCTAATGAGAGATCCAAGTATACACATAAAAGAATCTGACTTAATCGAGCTTCTCAAGGATTATATCCCTAAAGGTAAAGTCCTTGAGATTACAAAAAAAGCTAAGAAGTATGCTTGCATCAAAAGGTCAATGGTTGCTACCAATCAAAAACAAAGGAAGGTAGTAAATATATTATTATCTTCGGATAAAGAAGATGCAAGCTTAGTTGCTCAGATTATTCAAATGTTACGAATAAAACAGGGTCATACGGGAGTACGAAAGATTAAAGAAAATGGAAGAGAATGGCCTCAGATAAAGGAATTAACGAATGCTTGCAATAGCTTCTGTGAAGTAAATAACCTGGATAAAAAAGAAGGTTATGTAAAATACTTAGAGATTGCGTTCAAACATATCAAATCCTTTTATGGGTATCTCTCGAAACTTATTAATCTCTATGATAAGGTAATCGAAGAGTATAGGGTTACTCAAGAATTATCAAATATAGATACCAATGATGCTATTGAGATGCACTCTGCATATGTTTCAATGATTGCTAGTAAAACGGGATTACAAGAAACATATTTGGATGATCCAGTTAAACTTAATTACTTTGCAAAAGCTGCAACAGAAGCAAAAAATTTAGGTTGTGATTATGATACCTGGATAGAAGCTCAATTTGATGCTCTATCATTTTGTAATGGGATTCCCTTACCAGAACAACTGTTTGGGATGAAAGCTAAGGAAAGGTTAATGAAATACCTATATAAATATAACATATCATTGGATAATAATCCCAACTCTCAACCTAAGAATTCAGATTGGGATCAAATATTAAACTCATGAACACAGTTAAAATTACATTGACAGGAAATAAGGGGACTCTATCTGGGCCCCCTGTTTTGTTGAAAAAGGTCTATGATAGGCTTCGGATCAAACATCCTAATGCTTGGTATTTAATGCAAAGAACCCGAGGTAAATGGGATGGGTATGTAAAATACCTCTCAGATTATGGGGACTTCCAAATAGGATTATTAAATCACATCTGTAAGCAATTAAAGGAATTAGATTCATCAGTAAGAATTATAATTCAAGATAACAGGTTAAAGTTACCAATTAAACCAAAGATGGTAACTAGATTAGGCAATTATCAATTAAGAGATATACAAAAAGATGTAATCAAAAGTTTTATTAATAATTCTGTTGAGGGCCATCCTTTTTATATAGGTGTGATCAATGCAGCAACTAATAGCGGGAAGTGCATTGGGAAAGATAGCTTAGTGAATACTGAAAAAGGGTTGATCCGAATTAAAGATTTAGTAAATTTACCATATAAGGGAGAAATCGATTGTAAACATAGGGTATATAATCATTTGGGTAAGAAAGTATTTACCTCTCGGGGATGTAACAGTGGTAGAATAAAAGCTATCCGAATTATTACTAAAAAGGGGTACAAGCTCATCGGAGGATATCACAATCATAGGATATATACTTGGATTAATGGTAAATTCGATTGGGTGTATTTGAGAGATTTAACAAAGGGTCAACTTATCCCCATAAAGCATTCGCTTAAATACAAAGGGGTATTACTAAACGAATATTTGACTCCTGAGATCGCTTATTCATTGGGAGCATTACATGGAGATGGGTGTATCAAGACAAGGGGCTTTTCTATATCTGGTCAAGATTATGAAATAGCAAACCATTTGGTTAAAACTTTCCCTCAAATGAAGTTAAAGATCAAGCCTCATAGAAAATTTGAGGGTTTTAATATATCCCATAAGAGTGAGGAGTTTAGTAAGTTAATTTCTTGTTTTCCTGAGTTAATTGGGACATCACATACAAAAAATATTCCAAATGGTATACTATCCGCTCCATTAGATATACAAGCTCAGTATATAGCGGGCTTATTCGATACAGATGGAGCATTTACCAAGAAAAGAGGTTCTATCTCTTTTAGTTCCGTCAATGAACAAGTTATAGATGATCTTATGGTCATACTTTTAAATTTTGGAATCATCTGTAGAAAAGATAAGAAAAAAACTTCTTGGCAAAATGGAAAATCTCATACTTTTAGGATACATATTCAAAGCCAGTATAGAGATATATTTTTTAAAAACATCCCAATGAAAGTGAAAAAGAAGACTTCGGATACTCCGCTTGGGTATGCTAGAACTTCTTTTGATATAAGTCCTAAAGATATATTGGAAGAAGTTGTTAAACAGTATCCCTCCAGAAGGTTTAATCAGAAAGTAAGAAGAGGCTCTAACATAGGTTTTCCAGAACTTCAGAGATATTTAGGGGATTTTCCAGTTAAAGGTAAATTAAAAGAGTATTTAGATTTTACTAAGGAAGACATATTTTGGGATAGGATTAAAAGCATAGAGATTATTAAGGAAGAATGTTATGATATACATGTTCCAAAAGGTAACTCATACATAGCAAATGGGTTTATAAACCATAACACTTTACTCATGTCTGCTATACATGAGTGTTTTCAAAGGAAGTTGAGAACTTTAGTGATTATTAATAATTCCCAAATCTTTGCTCAAGCCAAAAAAGAATACAGGGAATATTTGCCTGGTGAAGATATTCAATTTATTCAAGGCAAAAATCTGAAATTTGGAAATTTCAATGTTGGGATGGTTCAAACAATGTCTCAGAAAATTAAAGAGATTCGAAATGAATTATCCAAGATTGATATTGTTTTGGTTGATGAAGCTGATGTTGCTGATAACAAACAATTCAAAACTGTGTTAAGTTATCTCTATAATGTTCGAATAAGATTGGGATTATCCGGGAGTATTTATATGTCCAAATTAAAAAAGGACCTTATCCATAATATGAACCTTCGAAGTTTCTTTGGTGATGAGATTCATATTATTACCAAACAAGATATGGTAAAGAAAGGATATTCTACACCGGTGATAATTAAGATCACAGAAGGAAACTCACATAATCCTCATTTAGTAGCTGATGGATGGCTCGATACATTTAAAAAGGCAGTTATAGAAGATCCAGTAGCAAAAAAGAAATCAGCTGAAAGAGTTTTATATAATATTAAATATAATCGACTACCAGCAATTGTTGTTACTCGATTTATTGAACATGCTGAAAGTTTATATAAATATTATACTAATCACCCAGAACTCAAGGATTATAATATAAGGGTAATCGATCACACATCAAAAAACCGAGAATCCATAATTAATCAATTCGCTCAAGGAAAAATCGATGTATTAATCACCACCTATATTATAAAGCGAGGTATAAATTTACCTTTAGCTGTTTATTTACAGAATGCAGCTGGCTCAGATTCAGAGGAAGATATTTCCCAAATCTGTGGTCGTATGGAAAGAACATTTAAAGGTAAAAAGAAATCCTATCTCGATGATATGTATTATTATGGGCAATATTTAGAACGGCATAGTAAACATCGTATCAATTATTATATAAGGACTGGAATGAAAGTTATTAATCTTAAAAAGAAACGAAATGGAAAGCTATGATTGGGATTGGGAGGATGATGAAGATATCCCAGATTATGAAGAGGATGATTCTTTTGAGATACCTTAATTTTTCTGAGAAAACTAAACTAAGCAAAAAAGCTAAGCTTTAAATAAGTTTAGGTTTTTAGGTTAGTTTTGGGGGGAAGGAAAAGAAGATATAGATAAAGAATATCAGAATAGAAAGATAGAAATTCTCAATATAAAGAAAATAGGATATCAAATATCAAGGATTAAGGATATAAGGATATCCTATTATCATTTATAAAGGAAATTTACATAATGTAATAAAGCATTAAATAAATATGATACAAACATTAACACTTTCAAGTAGGAATACTGGAGATTATTTTTTATCTTCAGATGGTCTCCAATTATATCATAGAAATAGGGACCTAATTAATTTAAATCTGTATGATGATTGCTTTGGGTGTGTATTTTATATTTCTTCAAATAGGCAATCCTGTTTTAAATGTGAAAAACTCCCTGATGTAGAATGTTTAGCTCAATCTAATTTTCAAAGGGTTGATGTATATTATTCGTTTATGATTTTATATGAAAACTTAGAATCAGCTGGGTTGAAGATGTATACCAGTTTGAATGAGATACAAAATATGCTTTCAGAGGATATTCAAAGTCTATTTATATCTGCGTACAATACATTGCTCACTAAAGATATACTTAGAATTCTTAAAAAGCCTTTAAATAAGGGATATGAATTAGAGTTATCAGTAAGAAATGATGAATTAATGATTAAATATACATGGAAACAGAATTAGAAAAACTTGAAAAACAGAGAAAAGCCCTTTTCAACGAACTGGATTTGTTAAGGGAATTTGAAACAGAATCAATGATTGATTATAATGAGCCTATTGATTGTAAAGCTGATCAGGAGCTTAGTTTGGTTCCTCGGGGTGCTTGCAAATATTGCACCTTACATTGTGATCAATGCTCTTTGAGATGTAACAGATTCCTTCAATATTATGATAGGAATAAGCTTATCTTTTCTAATAATCTGTTCAAGGTTAATCCCAAGTATGAACAGAAGATTAAGGAACAGGTTATTTCTATAGATAAGAAAATCAAAATAATCGAATATAACAATGGCAAAGAAGAATAAATTACCGGATATTAAAGGAGCTCAGGTTTTAGTTCCCACCAATGTATCAGAGATTATTGGTACAAGAGATGATTGCTTTGGCAAAGAATATGACCTCTCTACATCAGAATGTAAAAGATGTGGAGACTCTGAGTTATGTGCAGTATGCTTTGCTCAGTTTATGAATAAGACTCGCAAACAGGTAGAAGAAGAAAATACTTTCAAGGATATGGAAAGTATGGTTGATCCTAAACTTGTTGCTAAGTATATGCGGGGATTAAAAAGAAAAGGATCAGAGAAAAAAGAAGTAATCCATGCTGCAATGGAAAAGTTTAATCTAGATAAGAAGACTACAAGAACCATTTATAAATCATTAAAGAAGTAACCATGGATAGTAGAAACATTAAAGAACCTACTCCTCAAATAGAGGATGGAAAACATTTGGAGAAAATCTATGATCTCCAAAAAGAATTATTGGATTCTTACATTAAGATCGAAGGATTGCCTTCATATCCCATAGATGTAAATTCCAAAAAGAGCCAGATCATCCTAAAGGATTTTACTGGTAGGGTAATCGAAGAACTTGGAGAGGGATATGAATCTATGCTCAAGGTTTTCAATAAGAGATTAGATTACATAAAGGATATGGATAACAAAGAAACATTCCTTTATATTAAAGCTGAAGCACAAAACCTAAATGAAGAACTAGCTGATGCTTTACACTTCTTCATGGAATTGCTTATCTACACAAATATTCATCCAGAAGATATTTACCAATACTGTAAAACAACAGCCAAGAATTTAGGGATTCCCTTATATGATTGCTGTTGCTTAAGACAGGTACTCAACTTTTCCAGAAACATGGTAATGGGATCAGAGATTGACCTACCCAATAAATCCCTTATCAAAATTGCCCATGAAGAAGATGAATGTATCCCAGTGGGATGGGAAACTAGTGAAGACTTTGTTAGAAGATGTGCAATCCAATTATGGGATGTGACATATTCTTTATCTATTGCAAGGAATTGCCTTAAAAACAAGCCATGGAAACAATCCGGAGAATTAACAGATGAAAATCTGTATCAGAATTTACTTTGTGAATCATTCGTAAAATTATGCGGATTTTACGCATTAATGGGTTATACAGATAAAACCCTATTTGCAGTATACTTCAAGAAAAACATGGTTAATAAATTTCGTATAGCAAGTCGTTATTGATATGGATACAATCAATAAGCAATTAAAAGTAAGGCAAGTATTTTATCCTACCTCCCAAGCTGCTTGGGAGGGTATCAATGAAATATTTATTAAAGGGGATCCAATTCTTTTTACTGAAGGTGAAGGAGGAAGGATCTCCTCCTCTGCGATTTATGCCTATAATGTTGTTGTTAATATTAGGAAAGCTTGGATGGACCCAGAATTTGATTTTGGTAAGCTTTTCAATTATCAGAAAACCAAATGGAATCTTCTTTTGAATAATTATGTAAACTTTAATCAGTTGGACCTAATGAGATCTCAAGTTAGGTCTACTGAATTAAAGAGAAGCCATTACAATTATTCATTCGACTTTGATAATACACATTCTAATGGGAAAGGTTGTTTAATAGCAGCTTCTTTTTGTAGAAGAGATGATTTGGATATTCCAATTATAATTGCAAACTTAAGATCTTCGGAGATTACAAAGAGATTGGCATTTGACCTTTTATTATTACAGAGATTGGGAGAATATGTATATGGAGAGGACCAAACATTTATGATTCAATTAAACTGTAATCAGATGTATGCTGCCTTAGAAACCTTAATAATGTATGATACTCATAAATCGATAAAGAAAGTCACCAAGGGACTCGATTCTGTTTGGATTCAAAAGGTCCTTAAGATGTTGAAGTTCTTTAAAACTTGTGATGAAAAGGATGTAAAATATAAAATATATCGAAGAACATTAGCTTGCATACAACCAGGAAAAGTTCCCGGAAAGAAAGAGATAACCCTTTGTGCTAAGGATTTGCTATTAGGATATGACGATATTCCATACCCGGAATCCTGTATTTCATATACAGCTCGTCAGGCATTTAAAAAGAAATATTTAAAACAAAAGGAGGATAAGAAATGAGAATCTACACTTCAAGTTATGAATTAATGTCGGAGACTATGCGGAACTGTATTGAGATGGGTTCTATAGTTAGACCCAAATCTTATCAGAACAAAAACATTGAAGGACAAGAGGATTACATTACAAAAGAAGTAATCTGTCATCAGTACTGTTTAACTTCTTTGGGAGACCCAAAATGGTTATTCTTAGCTGATAAGAGAAGTAAACAATGGGTAGAAGAAGAATTCAAGGAAAGAATCCATGATCCTTTGGATAGCCCAGATAAATTCTCCCATATTAACCCGGGATCAGCATTCCTTATCAGAGAAGATGTTTGGAGACCATTCTTAGTAAATGGGAAATTCGATTATACTTACAATGAAAGATTAAGATTTGGATGGACTGATTCTAAAGGAATTAATCACCAAGATCGAATCTGGGATGCTTTAAAAGCAGTAAGGGATGAGTTAATTAGAAACCCAGATACTCGCCAGGCAGTAATCCCAATCTTTCATCCCACCGATGTAAAATATATTGGGGGAGAAAGAAGAGTACCTTGCTCAATGTATTATGACTTCTTAATCCGAGAAATAAAAGGTAAAAAGAGATTACACATCTGTTATCACCAAAGGTCATCGGATTTGGTAACTCATTTTGGTAATGATGTATACCTTGCATGGAAACTTATGGAGTACATGGCTGAGCAAACAGGGAATGAACCAGGATATTTATATCACACTATCGATTCCCTCCATTCATATAAAAAGGACTGGGTATTACTCAAACAATGTTTGGATGACATCACAGAATGACTGAATAATTGGGAAAAAGAATGGATTAAAACTTTAGCCTCTATCATGATTTGGTAGAGGCTTCTTAATTTATATAAGAATATGGGCAAACCAAAAACAAAATATCACATCTTGGAGAACGAGCAACAATTAGATATGTTAATTGATGCTTGTAAGAAAACTGGATATGCTTCGGTAGACTTTGAGACTACGGGTAATCGAATATATAATAATGATTTTTATCCTACGATTTTAGGTGTATGCTTTGAACCAGGTAGGGCAGGAGTAATTCCTTTAGGTCATTTCGATTCGAAATTTAAAAAATCCTGGAAAACAAAGCTTCAGAAATTTGGAGAAGAAGTTATTGCTAACGAAAACATTGTTAAGGTTGCATGGAATGCTAAATTTGATATGCAAGTATTTCACAAATATGGTATCTTTCATAAAGGTAGGTTATTTGATGGGATGCTTGCTAAATATGTTTTGGATGAAGTAAGGCCCCATGATTTAAAGAATCAGGTAAGGAGGTTCCTTCCTAAATTTGGGGATTACGAAGAAGATTACGAAGGATGTAATTTACCTTGGGATCAAAAACCTTTATTGGGATTATCCCAGTACTGTGCTATAGATACTGATATGTGTTTAAGATTATTCCTATTCTTCGAAAAGAAAATGATGGACAAGGCATTTTACCCTTTGTTTAGAAATCTTATTATGCCTGCTTCTAATCTACTAACAAAGGTAGAGACAAGAGGGCAAAGACTTGATAAAGAATGGCATGGAGAATTAATGGAAAAATATCCCAGATTAATTCTAGAAGCAGAAACCAAGGTAAGAGCCCTTAAAAAGGTAAAGAGATTCGAGAAATCCCTCATCCAACAGAGATTAGATAAAGCAATATCGAAGATAGAGGAAGAGATTAGAGAATCTAAGAAAGTAATAAAAACATCAGATGATTCTCGAAAAATTGCTTCTGCTGAAAGGTCAATTAAAAATAGAGAAGAAAAGATTGCCAGATTAATGGCTGGAGAATTTAATACTAAATCCGAAAAAGCCATAATAGAACCCATAAATTTTGGGTCAGCTTCACAAATGACACAACTTCTATTTTTAGACCCAAAAGGATTTAGATTCCCAGTAGTAAAATATACACAAAAAGATAAAAAGGATACGGATAACCCCTCTTCATCAGAAGCAGTATTATTGGAATTACAAAAAACAGATAAAACTGGATTTATTGATACGCTTTTAGAATTAAGGGGGCTTAAGCAGATTAATAATATGTTTGTAAAGGGGTTTGCAAACTTAGTTCAAGATGATGGTAGATTACATCCAAAATTTCATATCCAAGGTACTGTAAGTGGGCGATTATCTAGTAGTGACCCCAATGCACAACAGTTTCCTAGATTAGCAACAAACCCAGATATTAGGAAGTGTTTAGTTGCATCCACTGGTAGACTCTACTTGATGATGGACTACAGTCAATGTATAGATGGGGATTCATATATCTTTTGTAATACTGGAATAAAGAAGTTAAAGGAGATTATCCCTGGGAAAGATAAAATTTGTATGATGGACCCTCAGCATAAAAACAAACATCGAGTTCTCAATATAAAGGTTCTTGCAAATAAGGGTAAGGCAGAATGCCTAAGGATTACAACAAATACTGGTAGGCAACTGATATTAACAGAAGAACATCCAGTAAAAACTAAACAAGGATTTACATTAGCTAAAGACCTTAAATTAAATGATACATTATATATCGAAAACTTATTCGGTACTAAATCTGTTGGTAGGCTTCTCATAAATTCAGATGAAGCATACATTGCGGGATTATTCTATGGTGATGGTCATTACCCTAAAGAAAAATCTGGTAAAAGAAAACCAACTGATATGTCCATATTCTTTTCAACCGGATCGGACAGAGAGGAATTACAACCTTTACTGGATAATTACTTTGGTTGTGAATTCTATGGGCCAAAAAATACTTCAAGGGGTATTAGAGGTCATAGTGATAAGGTTCTCTCTTTTTATAAGAAATATCCAAAGAAGGATTCTCATGAAATGGAAATCCCAAAGAGGATCCTAAAGTCGGACTTCGAATCCAAGATGAATTTTATTGGAGGTCAAATTGATTCTGATGGCTCTATTGGTAATGGTAGGTTTAGGTATACTTCTGCTTGTGAATCCTATATTCGACAATTACAACTACTCTTTCAATCAGTTGGGTTTCATGGTATAATCAGAAGTACAACTACGATTTTAAATGAGAATGAGTATACAGAATATCATTTAATCGTAAATTATGGGTTATCCAGACTTAAGCCATACTTGAGACTTAAAAGAAAAAAACAAGAGATTATTGATTGGGAATTGAGCAAACAATATGCTGTCCCTGCAAATAAAACTTCTCACTGTTCTACACAAAGAATACCTTTAGAAATTTATCAGGATTTGCCCAGAACTTCAGAATTTCATAAAACTTATAGGAATTCTTTAAGAAAGGGTAGACTTATACACAGTACATTAGAAACATATATTGATGAACTTTCAGAACTTGATTCCAAATGGTTGGATGTACATAATTTTATGTATGAGCAAATTACTAACATAGAAAAGGTTGGTAAACGAGAAGTATACGATATGGAAGTTGAAAACCTACATGAATTTAATCCCAATGGTATCCGGGTTCATAACTGTGAATTAAGATTGATGGCCCATTTATCAAAATGTAAAGGTTTGTTGGAAGCATTTGCAAAAGGTTGGGATCCTCACTTATCAGTAGCATGTAAAAAATATGGGGCTAAATATGATGAGATAGAGCCTATCTATAAGGATGAGCAACACCCGGAATATAAAACTTGGAAAGTACGAAGAAAGCAAGCTAAACACATTGTTTTTGGGTGTATATATTGTATCGGTGCAGCTAAACTTGCAGAAGAGCTTTCAGACCCAAAAACAGGGTTGGTGGTAAGCCCAAATGAAGCCAAGTCATTTTTAGAAGATTTTTTCACGGACTTCCCCGAGGTGAAAAAATTCATGGATAAACAAATGAAGTTCATGCATAAACATGGCTATGTAAAAACACTTTTTGGTAGAAAAAGGAGATGCCCCGAAATCTTTGGAGATAATCAGATGCAGATTGTAGAAGCAGAACATGCTTCAGTAAACATCCCATGTCAAGGTGCTGCATCGGATATGGCATTATTTACTTCAGTATTAATTGATGAGAAAGTAAATAAGGGGGAATTACCAGATTTGCAGGAAGTAGGTACTGTCCATGACTCCATATATTTTGATACATTACCTAAAGACATCAATCCAAAGACCATATATCAACTTTGGGACATGGCAAGAAATCCCAGTACAAAAGAATGGTTTGGATTCCAAATCGATGACATAGATATGTCAATGGATTTCGAAGTAGGAAGGTCCCAGGGAGAAGAATTACCCTTTGCAGTGGGATACGATTATAATCGATTATTAAATTTCAAAGGGGAATGGAAAGGGTCCAAGGAAGAAGAATATTATTTTTCACTGGTAAACAAATGTAAATCAGTAGATATCAAGGACTATCCAAAGGTTTACCCAGAGTATTTCAAGTGAACTAATTAAATTAAATTTTAAACATACATATATTATGAAAGATGAAAAAAGAGGGATAATCATATCCCTAATAATCTGGGTTTTACTTATGTTTATGACCATTACTCGATGGATGGGTGATGGGACCCTAAAAGAGATTGGGGATTACATTGCTATCACATTTGGCGTAATAATTACTCTGTTGGTGGGAATAGGAACTTGGAGTATGAGATCATTTATTAAACAATATGGAGGAACAGAAGATGAGGGTAGTACAAAGAGGAATTAATCTTAGGGTAACTAAACCTAAGCCCATAATTTGCCCCAAATGCGGATGTGCTTTTGAAGTACAGAGTCCAAGAGATGTAATCCATTTAGTTCATCCAGTTAATACATATTTCGTTGAACAGATGATTGTTATATGCCCAAATTCTTCCTGTAGATTTGAACAGAGACTTTCTTCTGAAAAGATCAAATCTATAAAACAGAGCTTTCCAGATTATCCATGGGATAATGGGTCCAATACATCAATAGACACCATAACTACCTAAGATTTATGAGGGATTCCAGTATAAAAGAACTTAAGAGGGAGTCCTCTATAAATCACCTAACAGTAAGGGTAAGAGGTAAAAAACTCGATATAGACCTATCAAAGGAATTGGCAATTAATGAAACTTCCATTAATAAACTGATCTCAGAAAATCCTTCAAGCTACTCCTTAATCTCAATTTTAAAATCCAAGGCAGTAGCTGAGAGGGATCAATTAGAAAGGGAAAAGGATAGGATATTTTCTCAAGTTTATGTTTCTGTGGTAGACAGTAATCCTAAAGCTACAAAAGAATATGCAACTCATAAAGCAAATGCTAACACAAAATATCAAGTTGCAAACGATAAATTTTTGGAAGCTAAGGAATACGCAGATAAATTAATTTCTATCTGTAAAGCTTTTGAAATGAAAGCTCAACTACTACAAACATTCTCATCCAATATCAGAAAAGAGTGAACACTATTTATTAATCGCATAAAATTATTATCTTATTATGAATGTTATTCAGAACTTACTTACTAAAGAAGCTGCATTAAGAGTATCTCAGAATATTCCAGGTACTCCAACTGAAGATCGGATCCTTTTAGCAGTACCTAAAGATGATGCAAGGACTGCCAGTGGTTTAATCATTCCAGGTAAACCAGAAGATTATCCCAGAAAAGGGGTAATCGTAAAAATGGGATTAATGGAGCAAGACAGAAAGATCAATAAACATTTAGAAATTGGTCAAATCGTTACTTATGGGAATTACGCTGGAAAGGATATTTCTTTCGATAATGGATATTCTTTAGAATCTGTTAAATTTGTGGTACTCTCAATTGAAGAGGTTATCTATATAGAACAAAACAATAATTAATATTTTGATATATCATGAAGAAAGTAAAAACAGAAAAGAAAGGTCTTTCCATGAGGGAAAAACTTTTGGCTAGAAAGAAAGAGCTGGAGAAGAAAGGATCTGGTGGTGGAATGATTTATCCTAAAGAAGGAACCATTCGCTTCAGAATCAAGGATCCAGGAGAAGATTGCGAATTAGCTATCGAAATTATTCAGTTCTACTTAGGGCCAAAATTAGGTGGAGTAATCTCTCCAGCTACCTTCAACGAAGATTGCCCATTCATGGAGAAATACTTGGAACTAAAGGAAAGTAAGGATGAAGATGATAAACTTCTTGCAAAGAAACTGGTCCCAAAAAGAAAATATGTAATCGCAGTAGTTGCATATAAAGATGAAAAGGGAAAAGAAGTCGATGAACAGAACATTGATAAACCAATGTTAATTCCCAAACAAGCTTACCAGGATATCATTGATCTTTATTTGGATGAAGATGAATGGGGAGATATGACTTCTATTAAAAATGGGTATGATTTGAAATTAACCCGTTCTGGTAAAGGTCAAATGGATACCACTTATACCATTTCACCATGTCAGAAAAAACCTCTGGATAAGAAATATGCTAAGCCAGTTAATCTTGAGGAAATGGTAAGAAAACATATCCTTCCTTACGATGAACTAGAGGATAAATTAAACGAATTTCTTTGTGGTGGGGTTGATGACGATGATGATGATGAAAAGAAAAAGAAATCCTTAAAGGACAAGGATAAGAAGAAAAAGAAAAAAGCTAAAGGCTTTGATATTTAAAAAATCCATATCACTCGTAATAAAGTTAAAAGGGAGTATGCCTTCAATTGGGTTGCTCCCTTTTTTAATCTAAAACAAATCATCATACACTATGGCAAAGAAAAAGATAGGTATAAAGATACCAACATTAAAAGAATTAAACAAGTCATTCCCCACATCATTTGTTGCTTCAGAGAGGGATGATTCTAATTTTCCTAAAATTCCCACCAGATTCCTTGCATATAATTATCAATTGGGGGGAGGTATTACATTTGGTAGGTTAATGGAGATATTTGGGGAAGAGAGTAGCGGCAAAAGTTTAGCTGCTTATGACTTTGCATATTGTACCCAACAATTGGGTGGGGTAGTTTTATTAGCCGATGCAGAACAGGCTTTTACAAATAAATGGGCAGAACAGAATGGGTTGGATTTAGATAGGGTTTTAATCTTAAGGGAAACTTCTGTAGAAGTAATCTCTGACTGGATTGCTCAATATTCCTTATATTGGAGATCAATACTGACTCATAATGAACCTATTTTGGTAATCATAGATTCACTAGCTTCATTGGACACATCAGAAAACATAAACTCTCAGATGACTGATTCTAAAGCGGATATGGGGAATAGGGCTAAAGCCATCTATAAAATGTTTAGAATCCGATCCGAGCTTCTATCGAAATTGGGAGTAACAATGATATGTATAAATCAATTAAGAAAGAACCTAAAAGCGGGAATGTTTCAGAATCCAGATACTACTCCAGGTGGCCAAGCAATGAAATTTTATGCTTCAATCAGAAGTGGATTCTATGGAAGTAAGACAATTACTGAAAAACACAAAGGTAAGGAAGTAAAAGTTGGTAGGTATACTTCTATTCGTATGGAGAAAAATAAAATTGCTCCCTCAAGGGCTACCATATCCAAAGCACCCATGTATTATAATCCCAAATATCATGATGTTGGATTCGATAGGTATTTTGGATTGGGGGACATATTAGTTGAAGAGGAAGTCTTGGAAAAAACTTCGGGAGGAATTTATAAGTATAAAGGGAAAACCATTGCTAGAGGGGATGAAAAGTTACAGTTGGTAATCGAAGAAGATGAAAAGCTGAGAAAGAGATTTATTAAAGCTTGTGGGATAAACACTATCACAACCACTCAAAAACATTTGGATGATTTGAAATCCAAAGGTATAAATCTCTTCCCAGTAGATGGAAATTTGGATTATGAATCTCAATCCGATGATTCAGAAGATGAAGAAGAGGAAGAAGAATTCGAAGATTAAAGTAGTGGTAGCCATTGTCCCAAAAGGGATGATGGTACCTTGCTTTCAGGTAGTATCTGCAGGCTTATTAAATAATCCCAGAGTTATATTTTTATATCAAGAATTACAATGAAAGAAGAAAGGATATTATTAGTCGATGGAAACAACTGCTTGATGAGAGCTCATTTCAAATTCAAGAATAAAGGGTTCTCAAATGGTAAGATTCCAACAAGTGCAGTATATGGGTTCTTTAAAATCCTATACTCAAACATTGTAAGGTTTAAAATCACTTCAGTAGTAGTATGTTTCGACTGTCATAGGTCTAAACTAAGGACTGATATGTACCCAGAGTATAAAGCTCATAGAAAAAGGATTTCAGAAGATTGGGATCAGATTTTCAAGGTACAGTTTCCCATTATTAAACGTATCTTAAGGAACTTAGGAATTGTTTATGTATGGGATAACAAAAGGATCAATGAAATGGAAAGTGATGATTACCTTGCATTGCTTTATCAAAAGAATTGCTTATCTCAAGTATACTTATTATCATCAGATGAAGATTTTGTTCAACTTCTAGCATTTCCAAATATCAAATTGATAAATCCTTCTAAAGATATGCTAGTAACATCTAAAAATTGTAAAGATGTATATGGGTATACACCAGAACAAGCAGTAGATATGAAAATCCTATGTGGAGACACATCTGATAACATTTCAGGAATAAAAGGGGTGGGTCCTAAAACTGCTTTAAAATTCTTAGAAGAGTATGGAAGTATAAGAGAGTTCTTAAAATCTGATCATGGAGATAAGAAATTCCCTAAATCAGAATTAGAACCAATATTCAAACGAAACCAACTGTTGATAGACCTGTTCTATTATCTAACAAAGGTTAATCCAGAAGTAATCCCATATCATGATAAAAAACATGCAATGGATAAGATTACCTTAAATGGGATATTTGAGAAATACCAACTCAAATCTTTCATGTCATCAGAATTTATGAAACCATTCAAACAATTAAAAACTTACAAATATGAAGAATAGAAGGATAGTAATCTGTGGGCCGGCGGGTACTGGGAAGAGTACTGTAGCCAGAGCTATTTCAGAGGAGTTTGGAATTAAATATGTTTCTGGGAGTTTATATGATTTAATGCCCAATCTCCCAAAAAATCATTATGATTTAAATACCAAGTATGATACCAATGAAAAACACAAAAGGAATTTCCAAATCCTAAACCTAAGGTATCATCAGTATATGGAATTAGAAGGTAGTTTCGTTACAGATCGTAGTCTGTATGATACTGCTGGTTACGAAATTCAAGAGAATTCCCTGGGACTCCCAACTTGTGAAACACATGATTTTATCGAAAAGATAAATGCTATCAATTATGATCTTATGTTAAAGGAAAAAGAGATAACCCATATTATTTTCATTCCTTACAAAAGGGATCAATTTGAAAGATGGGAGATAGAAAACGATGGCAAACGCATTACTAATAGATACTTTCAATACATGGTAAGTGCTTGTCAAACTTTGGTATTCAATGTCATTGGAGTAGAGCAATCTTTTGGCCAGCTTATCAGAAACATATTCAGTAAAAACAAAGTTGGTACTTTATTTGTACATGATACCGACTGGGAAGTAGAGAGGGGATATGATCCAATCGATGGAATTAAACTCTTAGAATTAAATGAGATGGATCATAATAAACGAATGAAAGCAATCAGAAAGTTTTTAAAATGAAAAAGGAAGTTATAGCATTAGCTTTCTCTGATATTCATTTAAACAATTGGACAAAGTTCAATCAAAATGGGAGTCGAACAGATTCCCATTTTTTGATTTTAGACAAAATTTTCAGAGAAGCAATAAAACAAAAGATCCCAGTTTTCTTTTGTGGGGATTTGGTACATACTCCAGAAACAATCAATATGGAGTTATATATTAAGATGTCTAAGCATTTCGATAAATATTCCAATGAGCCAAAGCTTCAAGTATTTGGGATCTCTGGTAATCATGAAATACCAAATTTGAACACATATGATCAAAGGTCATATTCTTTCTTAACAGCTCTTGATCTTCAATATCATTGGTTTCATTGTATGGATTGGAAAACTATCCAGTGGCCAACATTTGCATTGCATGGCATACCATATCTGGATCATAATATTGGTTTAAAGCAAGCATTAAAAGAAACAAAAGTAATTAAGGGTAAAAAGAATATCCTATTACTACATACTGATTATGCTGGAGCCCGAGATACAGATGGTAGAGAAGTTGGTTCTGTAGAAAACTTCGATAGAACATTACTCAGAAAGTTCGATTTGGTATTATGTGGACACATACATAAGTTTCAGAAATTAGAGAAACATGTATACATGGTTGGAGCACCTTTACAACAAAGGTTCACAGATGAAGGAAACAAAATGGGTTATCTTAAGATATATTCTGATATGTCCATTGAATTTGTTCATATTAAAGGATTGCCTAAGTTTAAGACAGTGGGCAGTGTGGAGGAAATTAAAGAGGACGGAAATTATTATAGAGTTCTCAAACCTAAGGCCTCTAATGATGAGTTCAGCTCAAGCAAGGTTATACAGAAAAACTATTCGAAAGTTAAAGCAGGTAGACGATATCTTCGAATACAAGGTATCAAAGATCCTGAAAAGAAGAGACTTCTTATTGAAATACTTAAAAAGGCAGAGGAGGAAGAAGTATGATTAAATTCATGAACATGGAGATAAAAGGATTCTGTTCTATTCAGGATCTTAGTATAACATTGGGTACAGAAGGGATCCATCTGGTTAAAGGAAATACGGGTTCGGGGAAAAGCACTTTCTTGAACGCTATCAGTTGGTGCTTATATGGTAAAACATTAAAAAACATAAAAGATGTAAATACCTTAGAATCTTGGAGACCCAATGATTATAAGGGTACAATGGTAAAAATCTTTTTTGAGAAAGATGGCTCAATACATCAAATAATCCGATGTCAAGAATATAAAGGTAAAGTAGAAGAGGCTAAAGGAGGAAACAGATTACTCTATCTAATCGATGGAGCCCAAGTAAAAGAAAAATCCAAACCAAAGATTCAAGAACTTATCGAAAAAGATTTGGGTAGTAGCTTTAGGCTTTTCAAAAACACAATCACATTCGGTCAAAGACTCCAGCGTATAGCTGAATCATCTGGTCCTGATAAAAAGGCTTTGTTCGAAGAAGCTTTTGAAATAGGTTATATTACTGTAGCAAAGAACATTGCTATGGTAATGAAAAAAGAAACACAACAGAAATATGATGAAGCATACTATCGAGTTAAATCCATAACTGAAAGATATGAAGATGCAAGGAAAAGTTATGAAAAATTCCGAGATAGTGAAAGGAATTATAAAAAGATCTTCAGAGAACAGGTTAATCAGATCGAAAATAAAATTACATTGAGACATGAGAAACTTGTTAGATTGGAGAAAAAGTTCGACGAAAACCTGCTAACTAAGAGCTTAAAAAATTTGGACCATCTTAAGAGAGAGTTAACCAAACTTAAAAAGGAAGAACTTAATACCAATCAACAACTAACCAAAATCACAAGTAAAAAAGGGGTCCTGGAATTTATTGAATCCATCATGGATTTATTACAGAAAGGGAAATACAAGGTTGCATATAATGACCTTAAAACCTTATCCTCACATTTCAAATCATCGGAAGAGATTAAGGATAAAAAATTTAAGACCCAGTCAAAAATCTACGATGTAGAATCTTTTTGTAGAGAACAAGAAGATATTAAAGATGATATTACTACTTTAAAGGGTGAAATTACTAACCTGATAAAAGAAAAGGGAAACTTAAGATTAGAGAGAATAAACATAATCTCACCTCAGTATCGAAAACAGAGAAAGGAATTAAAAGCTAAGTTAGAAAAACATCGTAAAAATTGTGAAACTCAGAAAAAGGCATTAGAAAACCTAAATTGGGTAATCAATGATCCATTAAGTAATTCTGGGATGAAAACTTTTATTTTCGATGCCTCATTAAAATCCTTGAACGATTGTTTGGATGATTACAGTAGTATAATCGGATTTAATATAAAGTTCACAGTAAACACAGAATCATCAAAAAGGGATTTTGTAACCTTAATCGATAAAGATGGCCAATTGCTTCAATACGAAGAATTATCCGGAGGTGAACAACAATTGGTAAATGTGGCTATGGCATTTGCATTACACTCTATCACAAGCGTATCATTGGGAATAAATTTACTTTTCTTGGATGAACTTTTCGAAAACTTAGATAAGGCAAATATCGAAATCGTAATGGACTTAGTGAAATATATAGGTAATGGGAAAAGCATTTATATAATCACTCACCAAGAGAATTTTTCAATCTCAGGTTCTAATACGATTAAGGTAAAAAAAGACAATGGTATTACCACTATAATCCCATAATACTTAAAATTCAATACCAAATGTCAGTGAACAGTAAAAATAAAGGATCCAAAGCTGAAAGGGAACTTGCTAAGGTATGGGAAAGATGGACTGGTTATAAATTTTCTCGAACTCCCATGTCAGGAGGTTGGGCTAAATCTATCGAATCTTTTGGAGATTTAACCTGTACTGATCCGAAACATAGCCACAAATTCCCTTTCAGTGTTGAATGTAAATCCTATAAGGGTATAACATTCAATGATATTCTAAAAGGTACAAAATCCGATGTACTTAGGTTTTGGGAACAAGCCTCATATGATGCTAACCGATGTAATAAAATCCCATTATTATTTATGAGAGAGAATGGGATGGCAAAGCAAACCTATTTTTTAGTATGTGATGTAAAAGTGGGAAAGCTAATCGTAGATTTATCCGAGAAAAGCTTAGACATGATTGCTTTGAGCTGTTCATTGGGGAATCTACTGGTGTTCAATTCAAACGACTTAACGGCGATTCCCTATAATGAATTCTATAAAGCAGTAAGGAAATTATGAAAAAAAGAGAATATGTATGGTGTATATGCCATATAGATAATAAACTTTATGGTTCAATCGAAGCTGAGCTTAAAAAAGCAAAATATGATGATATTAAAGTATACATTCCAACACTTTCAATATTAAAAAAACGAAGTAAAGGAAAAGATATCTATGAGGATGTACCCATGCTATTCTCTTATGGCTTTATCAGAATGAGAAAAGAAAAAGCATTCTCAAGGGTATTCCTACATCGATTAAAAAAGGCGATCCCGGGAATCCATTCTTGGGTAAAGTCTCCAGAGACAATGCACCCAAGGAAAATAAAGGCCAGGGTTCAAAATGCCGAAGATTGGGATGACTTCTCTATTGTAGCAACAGTATCCAGAAAAGAAATCAGAAGATTAAAAAGGCTCTCCAAAGAAAACAAGGTTTATTCTAAATATGATATTGCCCAATTAACAGTTGGAAGTTATATCGTATTAAGAGGGTATCCTTTTGATGGTGTTCAAGCAACAGTATTAGAGATAAACCTTAACACACAAAATGTAAAGGTAAAATTATTCCCAAATGGAGGTGAAATCGAAATATGGTTACCTTTTGAGAATGTTCTTTACAGTACATACTTGGATTATGATCCAGATAAATTAGCTTATGATCATGCCGAGGATAATATTAGCAATTCTTATAAATTAACTACAACACAAGAAGAGGACTCATTATGGATGGATTAGTAGATAACAAAGCATGGAATTGTCTTACTAAAGAAGAACAACAATCCTTATCTCTTTCAATTTCCTATGGTAAATCCTCCTGGGAAGTTGGAGAGATAATGGGAATCGTACATTACAAGTATTTGGAATTAAAAGAAAGATCAGAAAGGCTTTTCAGATTGTTTCATGATTTTTTCGAACTTCATGATAACATCTTTAAGCCTGTTCGTTGTGTTGATCAAAGATTTGTAGATTATATAGAAGCTTGTATAGAACGAAGAGTTACAAGAAAACAAGCTTCTGACCCTTTTGGAGATGCTGCAATGTATGTGGCTCCAATTAAAACTCAATTCCTAATAAAACAGATGGCTCTATTAAAAGAGTCTACCGATCCATGGGATATCGACACATACAAGCTTATCATGGAATTCGATAGATGGAATAATTGGAGGATCCTTCCAAGGAAAATTCAACAGCCATCTGCATATAAAAGAAGGAATAATCGAAGAGATATCTTTTATATCAAATACATCTGTAGCTTGGATTCTGAGCAAGTTCAAAATCTCATAGATCAATATTGGTATTCAAGGAAGAAACAATGTTATTACTTTGTTGTATTCGATTATGATAGGTTCGATGATGGGTATCAGATAGTACCTGTAAAAAAACGAGACAGTACTTTAGAGAAGCTATCTAAACTTTATATCTATGTATTTGATGATAAAGACATGGCTGATGTATATGGCTACTTGGTAGTAGAATTCCAATATGGGAATAAGACTGCAAAGAAAGGTCAAGCGTTCTGGCCAAATTATCGTCAAACAATCGAAAAAGCAGTAAACTACAACAGTGTAAACAATCTAGATTTTTATGCTGAGAAATTAGATTATGCTTATCAGAATAATGATAAACAGAAGTTACTGAATTTCGAAAAGAGAGAAAAGAAAAAACGTAAAGGATTACAAAGAGCTAACGAAAACTCATTTTACATATGAAAACATTAGAAGAAAAGTACAAAGATTACAGAGATTTGTATTACAAATACTTTGTATGGATGGGAGATGCTACAAAACCGGGAACTTATATCCCTTTATCAAGGGTAGACTTAGTAAATGGTTTAGGTGAAATTGGGGATGGTACAATTAATTTTGCTGAGCTCCTGACATTAGAACACCTCCTTAATAGAAAAGGTACAATGTATGCTACTGCCTTTACAAGGTTAGTATATGCTGCCAAGAATTATTTCAAGGGTTCCTTTATTACTAACAAAACCTATGATGGCTTTTTTGTGAGGGATGATATTAATCCATTAATGGCCGAAAAATTTAATCTTGAGTATATCGATTCGATGGCTTATAATTCATTGAAACTAACATCTTCAGAAGATCCTTGTTATTCACCTTTTGTTTCTCAAGATCAAGTATGGAACTTAATGTTGCCTATGTTCTTTACAGATTTTGGTTTACAGAACAGATTAAAATCAATCTTAGATTATATCATTGTAAACAAGCATAAGGTATATAATCCCTACCTCTCTGAAATCTTACATTATTATACATTTTTACCTTCAATGAATGAAAAGAGGGTTAAACCCTGGGATAGGATTTATAACAGGATGAAACATTTCAAACCCAACATCAAGGTAAAAAGGGGAGCTAATAATTGGTATTTCTCTTATGGGTTTAGGGCAGTATACAATAAACTTGGTGGAGCTCAAGTTAAAACATTCTGGCATAAACTTTGGTACATTCCATTCATTTGGTTAGCCGATAGAGTATATCATCCATATATCTGTAAATGGTTTAACATCAGAGTAAAGAGAACTTCTTATTATTCGATGGGATTATTTGCTTGGTATAATAAAGGTTTCGAAAAGAGGTACATAAAGCAATTTAACAAAGCCTTAGAAAAGGGAGAATTCTTTGAACCTCAAATATTACCTTATATCTCAAAAGAACATCGAAAAAACATAAACTTCGAAAAGTTCAAAGAAGTAATGGAATCCTATCCTGAATTGGATACCTCTAAACCAATTGACTCACCAGTACATTTCCTAATTTTGTATAATATTTT